TGCACAATCCCATTAACAGCCCAAACCCCAGCCGTGAGCGACACAGAAGTTACCGTTTTAGCCGTGGCCGTAACGAGAGCTACCGCCGAACCGCTCGCAAGTGTGGTGGAAAGAATCTCCCCCACGTTACCAGCCGATGCCGCTACACCGTCAGTCCGGCCAGATATAACTGGAGCCGTTAGCATTGCATTCGTCAGGATATCAGTAGTGGCGCGTCCTACCAGTGTATCGGCAGTTCCCGGCAACGTAACGGTCACATCCGCAGCAATAGAAGAAGGAGCCGCAAGTGTGACTTTATTCGTGCCGTTGTCAGTATCCTCAGCGAACCCTAGCGAAGCAGAACCAGAAGCAGAGGCAGGCGTCCATTTTGTTGATAAATCGGTTAAGGATGCAGCAATCGCCGGAGCCTTTGGGTTCATCAATTCCCAACGTGTATTGGCTAGGTCGTAACGCAATTCTAACTCATGCCCATCCCCGGCAATATCTCCTGCTACTAGTGCGCTCCCGCCATTTTTTACAATAGTACGGGCAGTCAAAGCACTAGGGCTAAATGTCGGCGTAGTAGTAGCGTTTGCAGCCCCTGCGCGCACGTAGCACAACTGCCCGTCAACAAGCGTCGTAATGGGGATGGAATACGTCGCCGTAATGGCATCCGCAGTACCCCCAGCATCAGCCCAAGCCAGCTTACCATCCTGAGATTGGTCCAACCGCGTGTAATCAGTACGAGCCGCTCCTGCACCTACCCCGGTATGCCGGAACGTCGCCATAGGAAGGTTAGCCGTGATGGTAGTTTGACCATCCTTAGTAATGCAGGTGGAAAGGCCCGTCGCTATACCATTGGTCTCGTTATCCATCCGGTCAGCGCGAATCTTGATATTCGCTGCCGCATCATTGGTCCAGTTATAAAGTCTTACGAACACGCCACTGCCGTTAAAAGCCATCTTACACCACCTTGCTTGTAATTAGTTCGTAAACCTCATCAATTGTGCGAGGCTTGCCATTCTTAAAGAATATCGTCGGGTTTGCTTTAGCAGCTTCTGGGAAACTACGCGCAGCAATGGCGTTCTTGCCTAACAGTGATATAGCTTTGCTTGCAGCTGGTGCTCCCAAGAAATGCGAGAAGTAAAGATTAGCGTCCGTTGGCTGGATTCCCTTTTTCTGAAGGATACGTCCATTATCTTCTGTCAGTTTCTGCATCATCGCTTCTTGAGCTGCAGGGTTGTTCTTGTCGCTGTATTTGATGCCCTGCGCACGGCCCCATTTATCAACAGCAGATTTCCACGTTGAATTAGTGAACTGGTATAAACCGGACGCACTAGAATTAGGGTTCTTGGCATTAGGGTTGTTGCCCGATTCGGCAGTGCGGATTTTGCTAGCAAGGTCTGTCGCTGGAATTTCGGTATTGTAGGATAGGGGTTCTATAGTGGTGGTAGTAGGTTGGCCTGCAAACGGGTCATAATCCACAGGTGTCATTTGTGGCGCTGCAACAGGAGCCGCACCGCTAACAGCAGCGCTTGCAGGAAGGGCAAGTTGGCCAGCGCCTTTGTTACCAAGCACAGCAGGTAAGCCGCCTTTTTGTACGACGCCAGCCGGATTCTGAATATTTTGTAATGCACCACGAAGTCTATTAGCCTGAATAGCGCCAGCGGTGTCAGCAGCCACCCCGCCTGCAGCTTTACCTGCTACAGCCCCTGCAATGGTGCCTACAGTGCCGAGTGGAGTACCAGCTAGGCCACCAGCTATCGTGCTGGTCAACCTTCCACCTAGCAGCTTTACAAGTCCGCCAGTAGCTCCGCGTTTCATCGCCTGCTCAAGAATCAAACGTTCTTGTGGCGTGTAGTTCTTCATCTTCTTATCGTTAGCAAGAAGGTTTTTAAGGTTGGTGCGGATAGAGGTTTGCGGGTTTTCGGTCCCTTTTGCCTTGGCTATAATCTTTTCTACGTCGGCAGCTTTGTAGCTTTGAGCATATAAACGGTTAGCTTCTTTCAAAGCTTCTACCGAACCAGCGGAGCCTTGGTTGATATATCCAGCAGCACGCGCAGGATCGAAAGCCCTATCGCGCATTTCGTATTTGAGGTTATTCAGGATGCGCCCGAAATTATACTCACCAGCCGCGTTGAATCTACCCACATCATCAGCAAGTGATTGGTCTAGCTTCTGCAGGTCAGCAGGGGAAAGCGTCTTGCCACGAAGACCAGAATAGAAATCAAGCGCCTCATTTAACGCTTCATCCGCTTTCTTGGTGGAACCAGCAATGCCCGTAGATTTTGCAGCATCCGCTAAATCAGCAATTTCATTCGTCAACTTGTCGGAATACACACCGCCAGATTGTGTGAATTTATCATAAAGCGGCTTAGCTTTTGCACGAAGCTGGGCAACGCTTTCTGGGGCAGCAGGAGTGAGTGAAGATACTTCGTTCTTAATACCTTTTAAAACACCAGAAGCACCCGCCCCCACAACGGGAATAAGGCCACCAGTAACACCACCAGCCACAGCACCGTCACCCGAGCTTTCCAATCGGTTCTCAATACCGCTTCCAGCGCCAAAGCCAGCCAGACTACCGGACGCGGCACCAAGTAGGCCCGCCTTTCCTGTACGCATTGCGAGGTTTCCACTGCGAAGGCTATTAGCAAGCGTCGTTCCGCCTTTTGTGACCCCACTCGCTCCCCCTGTAAGCAATGCACCCGCTACCTGTGAACCTATAGCAAGCTCCGGGTTATCCTGCATCTGCTGCGCTAGTCGCTTTTGCGTATCTTTTCGCGCATAGTCGTAAATATCGCCGTAACTGCCACCATCAATACCACGTATTTTGTCAGAAAGATAAGCAATTCCACTGCCGTAAGCATCGCTGGCCTCATCACCTAAATTGAACGTAGCACCCTGCACACTTTGCTCTAAAGCGGTGCGAGGGTTCTCTTGAATGGCTTTTCCCGCTACTTGTCCTAACGCCGAAACGGGATTAAGCAGCATCTGTGCATACATGCCAGCATTAGACGAGCTTTTAGGTGCCGCTGGTGCCGCAAACGGATCATAATCAACTGGCGTCAGTGTTGCCACTATTGTCCTACCATAAGATATTTACCGGGACGGGCGGGGTCTGGAACGTAGAACTTACCATCTGCGGCCTGACGCGCACCCTGCGGAGCGTTTGGTGTGGGTACTTGTGGGGGCAACCCAGCTTGCGCTTGTTTGCGTGCCAACCCTTGTTTGACTATATCTTGGAACTCACGAGCCGCCGCGATAAACTCTTCTTCCGAGTTACTGGCTTGCATACGAGCAACTGCCGCAGTCGCTTTTGCACCTTCAATTTCTGTGATTTGACCGCCGCCTTTAAGCTGGCCGAATGCTTCAAGGAACTGCTGCCCGCCAATTTGGTTGAGGCGGTTCTCAAAGCTTGCCGCCTGACTACCGGGTCTATTGGGAATAATAGACGAAAGGCCGACTGCACCACGCATCCCCGGATGCTCTGGTATTTGTTTCTCAGGATTGCCTACCATTTCATCAATAAGCTGTACCGCGTAGTTTGCTTTTGCAGTTTCATTAGGCAGAGCAGCTTGATTGGTGGCCATGTTAGTGCCAACCACCTTGCCGCCAGCCTTTGCAGCTTCTTTTGCTGCGACCGTATCAGTGTAACCCGGAGTATTGGTGATGACCCCATTATCAAGCATGGTGCCTTTTTCTTGCGTTTTGGCAAACTCACGAATCCTAGCAGCACCGGCTTTATCACCAGCCGCCTCAAGACGAGCAACTTCATTAGCCAATTGTAACGCTGCAGGAGTGCTGCCAAACGTCTGGCGCGGGAATGCCATGTCAAACGCATCCTTAGCCATAGCCGGGTCTTGGCCGAGAATCATCCCAGCTTCTTTAGCAGAACCAGCTTCTAACGCTTTAGCGTAAAGCTCTTGACGCTGCTTATTAAGCTCCTGCTCAGCCGTATCCGCTTTGGCTGCTTGATAAGCACCCACGCCACCAGCAAGGCCACGCGCTAATTGCTCCAGACCTGATTGAGGCACAGCAAACCCACTAACCATCTCTGTTTGTTTCGGCGCGCCTTGTTTCTGCAGCATTTCAGCAATACGCCTACGGCGCTTGATTTCGGCTTCTTGGGCAGGATCGAAAAACTGGACCATTACGCCACCTCTTCCATCTTCAGGCCAATAGCATCGTAATCGACCGCCATAAAGCCATTAACCACCTTAATAGCGTGAGGATGCGACTCCACAACATCTTGAGCCATGACGCCTTTAAACCGCTTCTTAGGAGCCCATTTATAAGCAAACTCGTAAATCTTATGGCCTTTTTCCATGCCAACTCGTTTTATATTCACTTTAAGACGAGAGTCGGAAAGCGAGAATAATCCACCACCACCAAGGAAACTGCCACCCAATTGGCCAGCAAGCCCAAGTATACCGCTAGTTGTAGAGTTATTACTAGCGACCTTCTGGTTATATTGCCCGATTTGATTCTGGTAATTCTGGTTAACCATATTCGCGTAATCTACCGGCTGTGTCCCTTGGTAATTCTGCGAGGTGAACGAAGGGTTCTGCACCTGCACACCAGACGTAAGGCCGATATACTCGTTAAGCGGAGCATTGCGGGTCGTAGTGTATTCCTGAATACCTTGATTACGGCGCTGCAGAGCGCTTGCAAGCTCAGCGCTACCATATTGCTGGCCACCCAATACCGCTTGCTGGCGGGCATCGTTCTTGGCTTGGTTAAAACGCTCCATCTCAGTATTATACGCTTGCGAGCCCTGCCCGATACCTTGGTTGATAAGACGCGAGCGCAATGCCTCTTCATCCCGCGCGAATTGAGGATTCAAGCGTCCTAATAGAGCTTCTTCACCCTTCGCCGCAGCGGCGTTCTGGTCAGCTTCTCCATATGAAGGCAACCCACTAAAGCTGAACGGGGTATTCACTGATTCAGAAATACGTCCCAATTGCTGCCCACCGAGGTCAACAAGAGCTTTTTGGTTTGCTGTCGTACGATCTAAAATAGCCTGCTGTTCAGGAGATAAATCAATGGTAGAAGTAAACTGCGGGGGCGATTCACCCATTTTGAAATCTTCAAGTTTCGGCATAGCGCCTTTAGCAGTGCTCCCGGGCGTTCCGCTCACCAACCTGCTGCCATAGGTCTCATACGGCGTGACCTTGCCATCAAGCCCTATATACATAGCCTGCCCACCGCTTGCTGGTGCTGTATTGTAAGCTTCTAAAGCTTTTGCATAGGCTTCGTTATTATACTGAGGACCACCGCCAGTTTGTTTATAGGTCAAATTCCCATAAGGGGTGACTTGGTTGACGTTATTAAGAACAGCGTTCCAATACGCGGTTTCCTTGTTTGTCGCGGTTTGAGCTGCGGCAGTTGCGGCTGGGTTCGGAGCGGCTGGTGTAGATGGTGACGATTTGCCCATGTTAAATCCAATTACATTGGTGTTTCAGCATCCCAAATGAAAGCGCAGTTTCCCCGCCATGATAAGCGCATGGGTGAGTCCCTTCGTGCGTAAACCCTAATCTTTTGAGAAACATTTGAACCCCTTCGTTATTTGCAGAGCAAAGCGCTTGGACTCTTTTCAGCTTGAGCTGAGCGAAGGGGTATAGAAATAGCGCTTTTAAAGTATACTTTGTTGCCCAGCTTGAGTCAATACTGAATATCGACATTTCAATAAGCAAATCCGGCTCGTATTTGTTATAAATCACCCCAGCGATTAACCGGTTATTTTTCTCCACCCCGATTGCTACACAGGGCTTGAACGCTTCAGCATCCCTCATTAAGTGCTGGCCTACCCATTCAGCGACCTCGTCACTTCGGTCATAAACGAGCATTACAGAACAACCTTATTGACAAGTTGAGATTTGTTGATATTATATAGATTATGGTTAAATATATTGAACTTACGCAAGGATATCGCACTATTGTCGATGACGATGTGTACGAAGCAATAAAACATATTAAATGGCATTACGCTGAAGGTTATGCTCGACGTAACGTAAGAGAAGGGGGTAAGCAAAGAGTGCAACGTATGCATAGGTTTATTATGGGAACACCGGGTCATCTTCAAACTGACCATATTAATGGCGACACTTTAGACAATCGAAAATCCAACCTTAGAAATTGTTTAAAAGCGGATAATGCAAAAAATGCTAGGAAGCGAAAAAAATCATTAAGTAGCTTTAAAGGTGTCACTAAATTTAATGATGGAGTTTGGCGAGCCCGAATTATGATAAACGGTAAAAGCATTAGCTTGGGTTTGCACGATACTGAAGAAGGGGCTGCCGAAGCGTACAACGTAGCAGCTCTAAAACATTTTGGGGAGTTTGCTTTTTTAAATAACATTAAATAGTTGCTCCATATTCGTATACAAAGTCAGTCGCGGCCCACTTACACGTAATATTCTTGGTTTGGGTTACAACCCTAATCCCGCCAGCATAACCTACACCTGTGACGGTTTGCCAACGCTTGGTAATAGTATCCCCACTGGTCCAGCTAGATGTATCCCAAGGCGCAACGTCCCAAATACTACCATCACTCCCGGTATAGCTAGGAGGAACTGTTGTTCTATTCTCCGCAAAGTCAACATTAAGCAAAATAGCAGGGTTTACCGTTCCTGTGCTGGTGAAGATACAGCGCGCCATGGACCATTTTTTAATCCCTGTACGATTCCCAAAGTAACTAAACGCCTGCTGCGCTACGCATGTGATTTCCGAGTCATTATCGCTTAGCCCGGTGTCTGCTTGGTAAACCCCATCCGCACCGCCAAAATAAAGCAAATCCCCCAGAACCTCCCAGCAGATAGCCTCCCAACCTGTAAACTTAGTCCATGCTCCATGCGTCGTATTCATGACATACTGGTGGGCTTCTGTTTCCTCGGTCGTAGGGACGTTAATGATGAGTTTCTGCCCGAAAGGATGGATAATAGGCTGCCAGCCGAAAACAGTACCATAAGACTGAATATCTTGGTTGAAAATAGGGCTGATTTTATCGGTCGCAGCAAGGTTCAATTGCGAGCGGTCCGTTAGGAGAGCCTTAGATAATGGGAATGCCCCGTCCGTTGTGATAACAAGAACATCCGCACCAGCCTTACAGAAACATCTGCGGCCAATCGGACGCCCCATTCTAAACGTTCCCACCAGCGCCCATGTGGTCGAGCTTGAAGGGTCTGTACCACGATACAAAGCAACTTCACCCTCCGATGTAATGAATGCTGCGTAATCATCAACGCCTGCAGCATTATCAATGGTCCAGTTCGCCATAGCCATCAGATAGCCACCAAGCCGGAATAAGCCAGAAAGGTCTAAATTAGCCGCTGCCCCACCAATGCTTGAGACAGGCAAATACCAAGCATTGAAGGACTCTTTTTCAATCAACCAAACACGGTTCTTGAAGTTGTTGATGTGAATGCAATCAGCCGTATCAACTCCGGTGATTATATACGTCCCGCCGTCAACGGTCCACACCGAACCATCATAATACTGGAGCTTATCAGCACCGTTCACCATCATAAGATAGAACCCGCCTGCAGTTCCCATATTAAGCGATTGGAAGCGCGAATTGGTAAGCCCTGATACCACAGCCGCCCCAACAGGTCCTGCAGTGGTAACGTCATAAATACTGTTACCAGCAACGCCGAATAGTTTAGGGGTTACCCCATCATTATACAAAGCCAGCGTTTGAACGGCAGACATGCCTGTTACATGCTCAACCATACCATTGCGAATATCGACACTGGACGGCGTAGGAAACCAGTTCTCAAGCGTTACTGCCTCGGTTTCCTTCATCGCAGCAATAGGGTCTTTCGCGTTCAATCCACCTGTAGGGGCCTGAAGCGAGGATGTGCGTGAAACTCTGGTGCGGCGCGGCTTAAGAGCCATAGCCCGTCTCCGGGATATTATCATCATTCAAGAACCGCGCACCATATGTCCCGCCTGCTATGGGAAGGTCACGGTTACCAGCATCCCTTGCCATAATGCGCTGGCAGTCCATTTCGTAATCAGTTTTTTCCTGCGTGTAATCCAAACCTTTTGCGCGTAGGAATCGCCATTTAATCCCTTCGATGAAGCAATCTTCATCTAACATATACGTATCGGTATCAGCCGTCCAAAGCCTCTGAGCAGTCCCACCAGATGATTGGCACCAGTAATTACTAAAGTAATCATAAGCGAACAAACTGCCATCAGTGGTTGGCATTGGATTGAGATAGAATAGATTGTTTCTGATATAGAACTTGGAACGCGGACCGCTTGCAATAATGCCATATTTCAGAATTTGCTTTTCCTGCGCTGTGATAGGACCAAGAAGTTCCCATTTGTAAGTATTGTCCCACCACGTTCTTTGAACAAAATACTCTAAATCAGCGGGGAGAGCGTAAGCTATCTGCCCGAAGATAATACTAACAGAACCAGATGCAGTCGCTTCTTGGTTTAAGGTTACCTGAGTCGGGCTATCTACAGAAAGGACAACAGAACCCGCAGTGATACCGCTTGCCAAAGCCCCGTAGGTGTTAGCAGTGATAAGCGACGTATCCGACAAGCCAGTAACAACAGCCGAACCGGACGTAATTGTTCCTGTTTGCGTTGTCGCACTAGTGGTGAACGTATATTCCTTATGCAGTGCCTGCCAACCACCATTTTTATTAGCTAAAACAGAAAAGTCCTTACCCTCACGTTGTGCTAGGGCGAGAAGCTGCTTGCTTTGCTCATCTTGAGCACCGATGATTTGGGAAGGTTCGGGAATGCCTAATTCATTCGCCGCTTGCTGCATCAGTTCTAGGAATGTCCGCGCCATCTGCTACCTTTTTGGGCCTGCCACGCATCTTAGTGACAATCGGCCTAATATCTGGTGCTTCCGGGAGTGGTGCAGCTTCAGCGGATTGTAGCACCTCATTCTGCTTTTCGCTAGCAGAAAAACCCTTATTCTGATTAGTCAAGGCTTCAATCTGAAGCTTTAGCTCCTCAATCTGCTTGCTCATACGGATAGTTTCAGCGCCGGATTCAGCCTCACTTAGCCATGCCTTCGCATTATCCCGCAATTGACGCGCACCCATCCATTTAAGGTTTACGTCATTCACCGCCGCCAACTGCTCTACCGTGTGAATCTTCATAGCCTTTAATTCCATCGCCTGCGCCTTGCTGATAGGCGGCCATTGCTCGATAGGGGTCCCGTCCTGCACCTGCTCTTGCTGGGTCTGGAAAGCGGCCCACTGGCGAGGGAAACGGTCAGGGTCGGCAGGCTGGTTACCCGAGGGCTCCATGCGCACGATACGGACAACTTCCTTTGTGTTATCGCCGGGGAACATGATTCTAAGCATATCCACGTTGCGATAGATAGGGCGGCCTTGTTCCGCGCTTTTGTTGGTGTCTATAATGGCATCCTTGAAGAACTCGGCAAATACCGTGTTATCATCGCCATAGGTTACAATAGTTTGGTTACCACGTTTATGAAGTGTTGCATCGTTGAACATAAATACCCCCTGTTAATGTTTTGATAATATAGCGCTAAAAAAAAAGGGTGGCAAGGATTTACCCTTACCACCCCATCCAGTCAGAGGGCCAACTGAATTACTGAGGGAATGCGCACATGATGATTTTCGCCGAAGCGTCAACCGCGTATGCAACAATCGAATCGGTAACAAGCGCCGATACGTCAAGCGTACCATCCGTCGAACCTACAGCAGTCAGTGCGTTACCATCAGCACCAGCCGTACTGAAGTACGCCAGCACCCAAACCGGCACTGTCAGACAGATCGGAAGTTACAACCGTGGTTGCACCAGCCGAAACGCCGCCCGGAGCGTAGTAGTAGGCAACGTTGCCAGCCGCAGCAGCCACAGGGCCAGCGCCCGTGTCGTATTGGACGTATTTGTACTTTTTACCATCTGCCGTTTGACCAATTGACCCCGGGGTAAATTGGGGGATTGTATCAATGGCAGTTAGATTCATACCCATAATGTAAGACATAGTAATTACTCCTTAAGTGTTTGACTTTGCTTACTAATTAGTTAGTAAGAACGCCCTGCAGACGGCGGTTGGAAACAGTCATGTTACCAGCGAAGCCGATGATTTTCACCATGGCATCTTGGTTGGTAGCATAACGTTCCGGGCCAATCGGCACGAAGTTACGGTCAGTGTGAGGACGGAAATGCAGGTAGTTCGTGTTGATGAAGAACATGCTGTTGGTTGGGCAAGCCCCGCCGACACCACCATCAAGAACCACATCAGCAGCGTTACCAGCACCGAAATACTTCAGCGAGGTAAAGCCTGCACCAGCGTCAGTTTCCGACGTAATACGTTGGATAGCTTGCAGCGAAGCAAGGTAGAAACCGTACTTGTTGGTATCTGCGATGATGAGGTCAGCATAGTCCGTGCCACGAACCAGTTGCAGGGCAACCGCGTTCATAAGACCTTGGATGTTAGCAGCCGTCGCAGCCGTACCGGTGCTGGCGATATTCTGCCAGAACGACCACGTTGCAGCATTGATCCCACCAACCGTACCAGTAGCCGGGGTGCTGTCAATCAGAAGCTGAAGGCCGCCGATTTGCTTACCGCCGTCTGCCGTACCGTCAGAATAGCAGTCCGAAGCGATGTTGTTCATCATCGTTTTCTCAGCGTTCTTAATACGCGAACCGAGAAGGTCGATGATTGCTTCTTTGCCGCTGTTCTGGAGTTGTTCCAGACCCGACATCGAAACAGCAACCGCTGCTTGTGCATAGTTGAACTCAGCCGAGGTGAACACATCCGAAGGGGAGATGTTCAGGGTTTCGTAGCCACTGTAGCGCTTGAACGTGCCGTTTTCAGCGTATTCAAGTTCTTGCACGATGGTGCGACCACCAGAAACAGGCTTGACGTTGCCGCGCATTTTCAGGCGCTTCAACAGTGCGTTGTTCTCGGTTACGTTATCGGCAAGTTTCCCCGTGCGGTTACGCAGCGTGGTGGTAGTGATTTCGTCCAAATTTGGAGAAGCCATGATTAATACTCCTAAGCGTTAAGCTAGGAGCACCATGCTCCCAGCTAGATTCGAGATTCTAGTTCGTCGAAAGCAGCCCGAAGGTCGTCTTCAACGCTTGTTGTTTTGGGATTCGCCTTTGAGTTGCTACTAACAGTAGCCGGACTTCCAGCGATGGATGAAGCGGCGCGCTTCTTGGCGTTAACCTCTTGCTTACGTTTCGCAGCTAATTCTGCATTCTTAGCAGATTCGAGCGTGGAACGGATTTGCGGGTTGGCCATACATGCCATATCGTAAGCCTCTTTCAAATCCTTTGCCTGTCCAGCCCCGATAAGTGCCGACATAATTGGTCGCACCGTCTCAAAGTGGATATTGGCAGGGTCCGAAGCGAAGGCCGCAATATCAGATTGGACTTTACCACCTTCTAATTGCTCACGCAAGCGCATTTCAATGGCTTGTGGATTTGCAATCTGCTTTAGCTGGTCGATTTCCTGTCTAAGCGATGCGATGGTCGGGTCTACATATTCCGACTCTTCATCAGCAACCAATTTGACGTTATAATCCTTGGCGATTTGCTTAACGATAGCCAGCTTTGTAGCCTCATCACCTGTCTGCAGCTTGTAGGCCGTATTGAGCAGGTTATTGATAGTTGCCTTGGGCGTACTACCGGCAGCCTGAATCAGCGGCATGTAAGGTGTAACGATTTCTTTGATGTCTTTACCTAGCAGACGATCATTGTCCTGATTAGTAATAGCACGGTGGCTATCTTCCTCACGCTTGATGATTTGCTGGCGGACTTTCTCCGGGATGTTGGCCCATTCGCCCTTAACCTCGTCATTCCAGCCTTGTGGTGGTGGTGGAATATCAGCAACCGGCTCCGCTACAGAAGCAGGTTCTTCTGATTTGAACTTGCCAGAATCATCCCGGCTCGGTTCTTCTACTTCTTCCATCGCTGCCAGAATATCCGCACCAATGTCATCTTCTTTTTTCTCGATTACGTCTTCCATATTAGCCCCCTAGTTGTTGAATTGCCTCCGCGATGTCTCGCTTTAGTTCCTTTTCGCAAATCTTGTATTCCGGTTCCTTGCAGGTAGAAGGGGCATCGTTGCCAAGCTCTACTAAACCCTGCGCCTTCAAGGATTTCCTATACGCTGATTTGCTATCGTACATCTTGCCATCCGCCATGCTCTTTAACGCATCTCCGGGACCTGCAATGTAATCGCCGATAATCTGCGCACCACGTTGAATAGTTACAACCTCACGGGGAATTTCCGTTACCAAACCATCAGCAACAGCTTTTGTAACCAACCTGTCAATGCGGTGCTTCTCAAGCCATTGGTCTCCCGTTGCGTTGTAAGGAATACGAACAGAGGTAACCCAATCGCACTCAGCTTGCGTCAAAACACCAGCGGCGACCAAGTCCTCGCATTTAACATTCATGTGCATTAGACAAAAGAACCTTTCTGTTTAGCGTTAACGCACAGTGCATATCATTTTAATTTAATACCGGCAAGACTGGAGCCACTTCACCAGCTAGTGTCGGGGTCGCTAAAATAGCAGCTCTTAGGGCTGTGTAATCAACGGCCTGCACAGTTGTTGCACCATCAATAGCTAATTTAGCTGCAACAGCAGCTGACTGAGCAATTTGCATAGACGTAAACTCCATGCGGATAGAGCCAAATGCTACGTGCGTTGCCGATATAGCGAATGTGACCAATAGATTGGTGCAGTCAGCTGCTTTAGGGACGATGATATCGTAAGGTATAGGCCCGATTTGGTCGCCCGTCATAGCCCGCTCAAAATTACCAGAACACCAGATGCGCGGCGTTCCTGCATTGGGGTCGGCAATAGCTTCGGTGCTATGGCTATCCATCGCATAAGAGGCCGTAGAAATTGTTTTTACTGAACGAGGGGTAGTCCCATCGGTAGCTAAAATGTCGTTACCATCCCATATCATGTCCGAAACCATACGCCACGCTTCACGAACGTAAAGCTGCGGCGGATCAAATGCGTTGTCATTTTCGTGGTGGTCAGGGTAATGGGAACTTGATAAGCCGTAAGCCAAAGCCGCAGTCCTGACAGACGCCAAAACTCTTACATCAGGGTCGTACTGAAGATAATACCAAAGACCTAGAATGCGGTTCCAGTGTGCTTTCCAAAGAGTCTCGCGAGCTGAATAAGTTGATTCTGGGTAAAGCTTGGAACCACCCCAGAAGTCAGTGCTCCACCCGTTTTTGGAGTTGAAGTCATAAGAGCTATTAACGGTTAAATCATTTATTAAAAACAAATCTGTAATTGCAACCAATGGCTCAGCTGCCATTAACCTGCCCAACGGCTCCCAATCTGTCGCGCTATACCCTACAGGAGGAGTACTAGGAAACGGAATCATCCGAGCGGTATTGTTGGTTATTGAAAGGCGGAAATTATACGCTTGGATTTCACTATCCGCGCTACCAAGGGCTGGGGTTCCTGCGACATATGTGCGTGATAACCCGGGCAAAAGCCCGGAAGATGAAACACCGGGCGTGTTGTAGGGGTCTACGTTAATCAGCGTGGCACCACGCTTAAATTGGTGATTGCTGCCGTTGTCGCTAGTTACAATACCGCGATATCCATTAAGGGCTTCCAAACCAGTCCCCGCCGCTTCACGTCCTTTAGTCATTGTGACGCCAGCTATTTTGGCAAGGTCGCCTTCATATGAAGTGTCTATGAATACCGAACCATTTACCGTTCTTCCGTCTAAAGTATAAATAGCCGTGATTGCTGCGCCTGTTTTGTCAACAGCAGAAACACCGCGCGTATAATAAACCGGTATATTATATCCACCATTACGAGTGGGGTCTAATAAAGAGCCTATAGCTCGCGTGTAATATTTTGGCTCAAAACTAAATGTTGTGTCAGCGCGTGAATACATGCTGTTGAACTTAGTAATAATCCAACGCGACAACCCTCCAAGGCCAGCGTGGTTATTAAAGTCTGTCGAACCCAATCCACCAGCTGACATCCCACCCATACGGCGGTCACGCCACCCACCGATGACTGCAACTGTTTTCCCTTGCCTTGCTGCCTCATAAGCCGCCGTAACGGCTCCAGAAGTACACCCATAGACCACAATATCCGCTGTAATACTACTTGTCCCAATTCCGGGGTCTTCGGTATAAAACTCGCCGTAATTGACACTTTCATAATAATGTAAAAAAGCTCCGTATAGCTCTCTTAATTCCGCTTCAGTTAGATACGCCCCAAGAAAAGCCATTGATACGACTTTGCTCGAACTTGCTACAGCCGCACCGCCTAAGAAACATATTTTTAACGTTGTTGCAGATACGTTGGCAACCGAGGCGACCGCTGGCGTTGACATTGTAGTGCCATCCCTAACAGCGTTGAAACTTGCAGCGCCGTTTCTTGTTACTGCAAAAAACCCATTGCCTTCTGTTTGCGTCCCTACAATTGTGGCTGTAGACATGCTAGCAGCGCGAAACTGTGAAGTTCCTAAATCTTTAGGTCTTACAAAAACACCCCTACTCGAACCGTCAACAGCACCAAAATCAGTACCTGAAACACCAGTTGTGAAAGTAGGCGTGTAAACACCCAAGCTGTGGTTGTCTTGGGGTATCGAAGCAAGTGTGACGCCAGTGTCAAGATGGTTAACTGTCCCGCTTCCTACCCACCCATCGTTAGCAGTGAATGTCGGAGTTCCGACTAACGTGCAATCGTTAGTGCCGGGATTGATTAGATTGATTCTTGACGCTGCAGACGTAGCTGCTGCGAGCACCCACAAATGAGTGAGTTTTGTCCAGATGCCCTCATCCTTAAGCCTTTTAACCAAACGGTTATATGTTAGCTTGCGTTGGTCTGATGGTTCGGCACCAGCTGCCAATGCTGCTGTAAAAAAAGTTTGCGACTCTGTTTCATAGCTAAAAGCTCGCACACCTAATGAGGCCATCCCCACCCCGCCACTTGCCAAAGGGTAGCCATTGCTAAACGCTGCTACAGCATTCACACCATCAGTTGCCAGCCTTCCTTCTGAAGTGAAAGGAAGACCATTGGTATATGACGATATCGTCCCGCCATCGTGAATAGCTAAAGAACCATCAGACTCAAAAGGCCATCCGTTTTGAATATTATTGGGTGCGCCCGTCCCGTCGGTTACAACTAAAGCGCCATCAGAGTCAAACGGCAGCCCATTTGTATAGCTATTAATAGCGTTATTCGACGTAACAATCCGGCTATCCACATCGAAAATAAACGCGCTCATGCTATCGCCATCAAAATGAGGATTTCTTCTTCTTCATCGCGGATTATAGCTTCTCTTACTAATTCGTCAAGTTTTAACAAAAGCATATCAAGCTGTTTCGCCATCAATTGCGATTCGCCTTTGGCAAGAGCTTCAAAATCAATAGCCCGCTCTATTTGCTTTGCTGTCTCAATTACTTCAGGAGGCGCTTGCTCTATGAGTTTAGCAACGCTTTTTTGCATCTTTCCGTAAATGCGCCGGTCAGCCGCTGAAGCTATCTTCTTTAAGCGTTTCCGATACGCATGGTAATCATCAACACCGCCCGTTGTTTGTGGTGTTGGTTCTCCACCCCAATCCCAGAACCCACTCCATAACGCGAGAAGCATTTAAGCCGCCATAAGAATAGAGCCGATAGTAAAACGAGCCTGTGCACCAGCACCGTTGGTGTAGCCGACCCTTGCGTATCTCCAAGAAGGACGATGGATAATCTCAGCAGCGAACCCGCCACCAGTCACAGCAGTAGTCGCCACAGCTTTTACCCTGCGCCAGTTGGTGTTATCGCGGGAAACTTCCAGCCAGAGTGTCCCCGTAACGTCAGATTCAGCACTTACCCGTAACTCTTGCGCGTAAGTCGCTGCGTTGGCCATCGTGGTTGCAGTGGCCGTCACGGTTAAATCCCGGCTTGTACCTGTAAACGTCGCCGCTCCCGCCAAGGTGGCACTGCTGTCATCGTACCAGATACCAGAAGCCGCAAAGAATCCGGGACGGGCCGTGTTTGCACTTAACTGTGCAGTCACCGAACCTGATACAACGGTTGTACCGATAACGCTTACCGGAAAAGAGTTCCCTATTGACTGTTGGCGAGTGCTGGTAAGCTCTACTTGTTGGGCGATATAGTCTTCAACCCGCAGCATACCAATGGTCCAAGTCGTACCAGAGGCAGGGTTAGTCGTGCCGTTCCTTGCGCGGATTTGATAATAAAGCTCCACGCCCTGCTCGGGAACGTTTAGTTTCCATGCGTTACGGTTCGCAAATACGCCAGCACTTGTTAACACTTGGTCTGCTAGAGAAGCTACGCCACCCGATACGTTAACAGCAGCTTGGTGGCCCGATGCAGAAGTGTTGATCGTAGCTGCTACAGCGGTGTTTTGGTAACCTTGACGGCGCGTGTTGAAGTTTACGTTGGTGGCCGTGGTTCCAGTGTAGTTTAGCTCTATTTTATTCCAGCCCGTCAGCGATAGCGTTCCGGTGCCTGTTGCTGGCCAGCCTGCGACTGTAAATCTGATAGTATTCGCATCAGGAATGGAAGCAATCACACCTTCCATGGGGATACCTGCTGCCCCCGTAATGGCGCATAAATCCATCCGCTGGCCCACGTTCTGCGCTGTGAAGCCATGCGCGGTTTTAGTAACGTCAACCGATGTGGCGCTGACAATGTTATAAGTTAGCCCATCGCCAATGACATCAACCATCTCAAGAAAAAAGTTGTTGTTAATGATACGCTGGGAAAGCGTGGTTACTTCCCACATCGTAAGCGCACCTGACCATGACTCCAAAGAACGAATGACGGTTTCAGAGTTTGCAGTGGTGCCTGCGGTGATGACAAGGTTGCTAGAAGATTGGTTGACAGTTTGGCCTGTGCCAGTACGAATTAACGTGCCGCGCGTTGTGTCGATGTTGTTGGTGATTGCTTTGGCAAAAGACCAGTCCCAATATTTTTGAGGAGCTTGGCGTACCGGCATTGAGCTAGTGTCCGCACTCGGCATTTCTGCGGATGCAGTCGGCAACTTCGTGTTGATAGCCGAAAGTGTGGTTTCTGTAGCTGCTCCTGTGGGGAGTGGCAGAGAAGAAGCACTAACGTCAATCGGAGTAGCCCGCAACTGCGCATCCGTCAGTGGCGCTATAGCCGCCCCTGCATCATCCGCGAGGTTGATGATTTGATACTGTTTACCAGCTATATCATTCGTGGCAATTTGCTTGCCAGTCGAATCCGGGGGAACCTGTACATATGAACCAGTCATCAACCAACCTCTGCCGTTTTAGTAACCCGCCCGCTTGCGTCTTTAATTTCTACCTTCTTAGGCCGCGTCACAGCTGCAATAATTTCTTGCGTATTTTGTGCCTGCATCTTGCCTAAAGCTAGTAAAACTTGATTCGTTTGCTCAGTCTGCGCAGCCATTTGCTGCATCATCATCGTGACAGGGCTTGCTTGACCTTCTTCTTGCATGGTATCATCAACCATTGCCAAATCCGGCGCTTTCGTGCGAGCATCAAGCGTAACCTTACGATTCTCTAGCTTATCCTTAGCTATTAGCTCCATTTCTTTCAACCGCAGTGAGTCAGCAGACTCCTGTTTCTTTAGCGCCATCATTTCTTGGCTTTCCATGCGTTTCAATTCGATGGTCTGCTCGCTTTCCTGCTGCTTCAACGCCATTTGCGCTTTAGCTTGCTCTATTGCGGGGTCCGGCTGTGGTTCGAGCGGTTGCTCTGCTTTCTGCTTCAGCGCATCCATGGTAACTTTAAACTCTGTTTCCATCTCACGGCCAACCTTGAACCCAGCAACGCCAAACTGAAGCATTTGCATCAATAGCGGCTGCAACTCAGGTACAGGAATTTGTGCAGCTTGCTGAATGAACCCGCCAGCCGCAGTTAGGAACTCAGTGCGAGCTGCTTTTTCTGCATCTTGGTCTGCTTTGATTGTGCTGTCTGTCTCAATATCAATCCTGAAGCAACGTGCGCCGTTCTCACGCAACACAGCCTCGATTTCTTCCCATGTGGGTTTTTTCATCAGCTTTTCGATATGCTCGGGCAGTGGTTTAGGCGGCATCGGTTGCCCCGTCATAGGGTCAATTTGTGGTTGTTGCGCCATCTGAACTTGCTGCTTTTCAGCTTGAGTAAGCAACCTAACGCCGGATACTTCTTTAAGCGTTTCTAGGCTGAAATGCTCAGCGATAACCTCAGTCATCAACCGCACGCAATCACGCGAAAACCGAGCAACTTCTTTCTGCATGTTGTCAAGCCGCAGCGTGGCGAACTTACCCTTAATCTGCTGAGCCGTAGCTGTTTCCTGCGCATTTGTCTGGCCGCGCACAATATCAGAAATGCCGGTGATTTCGTAAATATCCTGCTTAATTTTATTGCGAGATTCATACAGCGTAATCAGGACATTCGATACCATCTCAATCGGGAAGTAATCAACCACACCTTTGAGGCCGCCCTTTTCGGCAAATACCGCCCATTGCTCTACAGGTATTAGCTTGTTATCAACGTTCTCCGAAAGCATCCGCTGGACACCTGCAGCGCTGGCGTCGTAAACCCCCACAACCTTAAGCGCACGGGTAAGCATTTCTATACGTGCCGTGAGAATGTCCAACTCATTCGCTTGGTCCTGATACAAGAAGAAATCAGGCGTCGGGATCATCGTGTCATTAGCAAGCGTCGCGTAAAGAGGCTTCGGGCATGGATAGAACCCTGTAAGTTGTAACGGGTCATCCTGTGAATCTAGGAAATCCGCCATATCCTTATTGAACCAATAGACTTTCTTAGTAACGCGGTCCCAAAGCTCATAGATAGTGGATTTACTAGCTGATTCTCTTGTGTCGTCCTCTTTCCTACCAAGTGCTTTCGCATCCATGGGGACAGCAAACTGCCCATTCACCATGCATGTCTCAGGAAAGCGCTCTTTTATCTCTTTCTTGCTGAGATACACCCTGCGCCATACCATGCGGTTCTCTTGCCATGTCCGGCAGACGTTATGGCCGTAATCCTGCCAGTGAACGTAATCAAGAACCACATCCTCGCTGTAAAGCTCTTGCTGCAGCTCATCACCAATGGTCGTATCGTCAGTGATTTGTGTACCTTCAGCGCGGATTTCTTCATTCCCGCCGATTTGAATATCCTTGAAGTTAGGAACATACCTAACCCAGCACGTACCACGCCCCGGCAGAAGTCTATCGAGTACCGCCTGATTCATGCAATCATCAAAGTCATTGCTTTTGACGAAATAAGTAGCCGAGCGCTCAAGAATCTGCGCTACCGTCGTGTTGACCTCTTCATCATCTTCAAATCTACGATCAACGTTAGGTGTCGGCGTGCCATCATACAAAGCAGGATGCAAGGTCTGGACATTAGACCACAGGATATTGAACCGGCTAACCTGCTTACCATCACCGCGCATATCACGATAGCGCTTAACTATCTTCTTGCTGCGGGATTCCCATGTTTTGGCTTCGCGCTCGTATGCCTCTACGTTGCCAACGTAAAAACTAAGCTCCGGTTTGCGCTCTATTTCTGTATCCATTAAATCCGCCCATATAAGGAAGTTGAGGCACTTTCAGCCTCAAAAAGGTCATTCAATGACATATCTTCCAAAAATTTAGGCTTTGGCGGAGATTCTTGTTGTACCTCTTTTCTCAATACTTGTCCAATGATTTCGCACGCATCCGCAGCGTGGCTGTTTTCGTCGTGACGTGGTTCGTCACTATAGGCTTGCTTGTCCTCTATCCAGCGATAGCGATATTCACGCAAGCAGCTGATACCAACATCGCACTTGCTATCAATCCACATATTACGCATGACCCAGCGAAGAGCCTCAATCTGGTTCATCTGGCTGGTGGCGGCAACAAGCCTAGTTTTTACACCAGCTTTGTGTAATTGCTCAACCACTGACTTACCGCCAGCAGCTAGGGTTTTGTTAGCCGCGTCATGGGGAACGTAATGCTCGCCGTACTTATAACCCCTGTCCTTTATGACTTGGATGTAATGTGCCATGTCCTCAAAGCTGGCTTGGTAGAAATCAATAAGTCGGACCTCCATACCCACGCGCTGCCAGAACCAGATTGCTACCTTGTCCGAATACCCCAAATCCCATGCGGTGTTGACTGGCAATTCAGGGTCATACAACCCAGCCTTGATACGTCCAAGGCTTTGTATCTCAGCCATTTGCTTGCCGTACACCGCGCCAGTGATAGCTGCATCAAAGCTAGCTTCGTACTCTTGGTCAAATTCATTGCTGCTCATCAGCCTTTGTTGTATTTTAAGCTCCTCTGGCGGAATGATGCCAGATTCACTAGCTTTCAATATCTGTAGGAACCACTCATCTGGGTTGTCCTGTGCTATCTTCACCACCTCGCCTAGAAGGTTCTTCCAACCTTTAGGTGTGCCACTGAGGTCTAACCAGCCTATACGGTCACTAAGCGCTGGCATGATGATAGTCCGCAACACAGCCCCGCTAATACCCTGTGCCTCATCCACCACGATCCCGTCAAAATACGTCCCCCGGATGCGTTCCGCGTTCTCAGCCCCATAAAGCTTGATTACAGCGTTATTATGGCCGAAGGTGATGGATAGCTCAGATTCGTTGATTCTGATGCCTAGCGGGCCTAAATTTGATACATAGTGTTTAAGGTACTGCCATGCTATTTCCTTTGATTGCACGTAGTACGGAGAGAGATACCCAAACCTTGGATTAAGCTTCTTACATGTCACCGCCTCTTTAATCAGGCGATTGATACGTGCTACGCTCTTACCGGCGCGACGGTGGCATACTGAAACCGAGAAGCGCTTAATGCTAGCATGGTATGGCTTGAATGCTTCCCTAGGCTTGTATGCAATGACAAGTTCAGCCACGCAATCTTAGAGCGCCAGCTGTGCCGTGATAGCCGCCGCATTTGTTGCATCGCTTGCAGCCGTGACGGCAGTAGTCCAACGTGCTTTGCCCGGTGATGTAGTAATGCCATAAGCGTAATAATCAGTGTTTGAGCCGTTCACATCGGCCCGGATGATTTGAATCCCCCGCTGAAGATTGCTTGGATCGAGAATTGCTTGAATGCCTGCGACGGTTGCCATGTGGCGCTCCTATGTTTTTTGCAGTGTAACTAACCGGCGCGGTAATTGCAAGCGCTCTCATTAAGCCAGCGCCGCACACGCGCAAACATTAAATCTTTCTTATCATCATGGTGCGAGCCGCACAACTCGCTATCTTCCCATGCTTTATCTAGGTCGCCACCGTTAATCCTTGCAAATTTATGAAGTTCATCAGTAGCAAATGTTGGCAAGTGTGCATCATGCTCGCTCATCACTCGCTCCACTTCACCACATGCTGGATGGGGGCGTTGGCATCGCCTGTTAGTTCGGTGCGTGCCAGTTTAGGGTTAGCATACTCAGCAAGCTTGCTTACGTGGTCAAGTGCCTTATCCGGGCTGGTTTCTGCAATTTGCTTAAGCCACCCAACCATTTCAGGCCCAGCGTAGGTCAATAGGTTTGTAACCGCTTGACGGAACTCAATAGTTGAACTGTTCGGCCCCGGAGGCTTACCCTTAGGGTTGCCCGATTGGCCTTTAACGAATGCCATTGTTATCCCCTGATAATAGCAACATTATTGCCACACTAAGGCCCGGATGTCAAGCCCCACTCGTTTGCAGGGCAGACTTCCCCTAGTTTCTTGCCAATCCAATGCCTAATCCTATTCATCTCATCCCCCGCAGCTAGTCTGCCTCTAACTCGGCTTCCATTTTATAGATTTCCGCCGCCGAAATCATTAAGCAAGCCAGCATCATAATCCTCTATATCGGTCATTTTCTTATGCCTCCTTGGCCATCTCGAGAGCTTTAACCAGAATTGGCTTATCCAAGTAAGCACCGTGCTTTACCGAAATGCGGCCAATCACTGCATCCATTTTTGCCAGTTTGCTTTTAAGGTAGAAGTTCGCCACGACTTGGGCATCGTCAGCGTTAAGACCACCCAAACGCTCGATGGATTCAACAAATCCAACCATCGCGTTGTCAATGCGCTGAGCAATATCTTTGAAACCATGTTCCATTTTCATCTCCCTCAATCCCTAGCCTCATTGCTGGGGTAAGGGTGTTATGGCATGGGATGGAGTATCAGTCAAGCAATAAATGCAATTATTGCAACTATTTTTTATTCATGTAGATTGTGTATAAACGTGTAGATAGATTTTACACGTATAACTACTTTGATTTTATTATATTAAATAAAGAAAAAAGAAACGTGTAGTATATACCCTTCTTATATTTAGACGTGTTAATAGGTGGGTATAGGCTACACACCTACACGTTTCGTGTTTTTGTTTGATTTTTCAAATAGTAATACGTGTAAATTTAACCTACACGCTTGCGGTAAATGTAACTTTCTTACCTTCACCACTTGGAACCACATCACCCGATTCGATGAGCTGAGTCATGATATCGCTGCGCTGCCTTTGATTAAGTTTCCGGCTACGCTGTGTGAGTTGATTCCTAGATATCCCCGGCCATTTCTTTATGATGTCGAGAAGATACACAACATCGCCTTCATGCTGTGTATCAGTGATATTAGCAGCAAAGGCTTCAAGCTGCAAGCTAGATTGTCGAACGATAGCGATTGCCGCATTAATTTCTGGCGTGCCAATAATAAGTTCGTCGCAAAGTATCATTGCCAATTTCTCGGCATGTTCACTGGCGCGCACATAAAGCAGGTTCGCCGGGTATGGCTTCGAATCCAGATTGGCAATCATCTCTTTATCGAAGGCTTCGTATATAATAAACGCTTCCGGCGTGAATCTAATTTCTCGTGGCGTTGGTGTTCCATAGTTGTCGCGCTCAATAGGATTCTCCGCCATCCAATAAGTAATCTTATCTACTAACGACTGTGGCGGGGGGGCATAAGTCAATCCCTTTTGCTTTTCTGGCCTTCCCTCTGCAGCGAACACAAGCCACCTGTTTAAGAAACCGTCTACAATCTCTGCACCACTACAAGCGGCAGCCATGCGCTCAGGAACGGTTGACCCCAAGCAGCATAGATGCGGCTGCTGAAGTATTATTTGCGGATTCATCTTTTCATTAGCGTATTGCCTGCCCCGGAATGTACGACCCGCCGCGCTGAACAATTCAACCATGTAATCCGTAATCTCGCGCTGAAAACCGCCTGCGTTCTTATGCGAGATGTTGCCCATGAAGCGGCCCATCTCATCAATCGAGATAAGGCCAATGCCGCCGCTTTTATGGATGCCGGTTAGTAGACCCGTGCCACTGGTTGGTCGGCCCATTAAATGACGGCCTAGCCCACATGACTCGGCCAGCCTATCAATACATTGTTGCGGGTGCTCTTTACCACCTGCTGTGGGCGCAAGCGCAAACGCCATAAGGTTGGTGCGCAGGTTCGTATGACCTCGCACGCGGTGCGCTTTCATTATGCCACAGAAAACTAATGACGCGGCGAGTGATAGAACGGGTTGCGGTCGAATAGCGGTTGCCGTAATCCAGTCAGCTATCTCACCTACAAGGCCAGCAACTTTAATAGCAACATCTTCTTTTTTTTTCTTCTTCTCAAAAATGTAACTTAAATCCACCTCAAAGCCGGAATCTTCTTTTTGCTTTGGCAACCAGCCACCCTGCTTTGCCAGATAGACAAGTGTTCCAATTGTGACGCCATGACCGCTAAACGAACGCCATGCGGATTGAGCATCATTATGATTGTAACGCTTCCCAGCTTTCTGACTCCAGTTATGCCATAAATGACACGCAGCATCGCCAAACTCGTCACGTAAAGCCATGCCAACTTGCACCCAGTCATCACGGGGGCAATCGCTGGTAATGTAGTCAAGCATTTCTGCTGCATCACTCAGGTCAACTTTGCTGTCGCCATATTCTACTGGCGGAACCCAGGCGCGCTGTGCTGGCCTTGGGTATTTTGCATCCATGAAAGTAAAGAAATCGGGATTGATGGTTGGCAAATTGTCGAAGCTATCACTATCAACCCAAACATAAGGGATGCCGGTCTTACGATGCGGGCTTGGTGGAATTGTGGTCAAGCGTTTATCACTAAGTAACTCGACAATTCCACCCCATGACTGCGAGCGTTCACCGTTGTAGCGATAGAATGCGGTGAATCCTTTAGAGCCAACCTTCCGTAATGGAGTATTGCCGGCGAGAGTATAAAAAAGCGCAGTGTCATCCGTATCAATATCCAATGCTATCACGCTGGACTGCTTGCCACACAGGACTGCATATTCCTTGTGGCCAGCTTCATCCCATCCCCTTGCCTCATCCATCGTTGGCATAGCATCATAATAGCGTGACCACTCGACTTGAGGAATCCCCTTGCGCAATGGCACTACTGGAAGGCCGCGTAATAAAAACTCAGCGAACATTCTACTTGCTCATGATTTGATGAATCATCATGCGTATAAACTCTGGGGGTTGCAACCCAAGCCGTTTGCATTCAGCCTGAATCCACTTTGCGCTTTCTTCAGTCGCCGTGAAGAAATAACGTAGCACATGCTTTTTTTTCATAAACTTTTCCTTGTGATAAAAAATTGCAAAATAATACTTGCAATTGCATTTATTGCACACTATAAACGAGCTTGCAACAACTAAATGGAGATGACGAATGACAGAAGAATTATTCATTTACACTACTGGTCCGATTGATTTTTGGGACGGTTGGCATCAAATCAAAGCTACTGACCTCGGGCCATTTGGAAGCGAAGACGAAATAAAAATTCCCCTCAAAGTTTATAAATTATTTAAACTTGCTTTTTCTCAAGTAAAAAGTTGGGAAGGTGACATTCGTGGCGATGATGTTTATTATACTGGAACAGTCCCGCACACCCCTGATGATTTTACATGCACCTATATGGTGGGCTGGAAGCAAGACAATAATGGACAAACCTTTATTGCTTCCGAATCACCAATATTCGGGTGGCATGAAGCATTAGAGTGTTAATCATAAGCAACAACCAATAACTATGACGAGGAACTAATGACACACAATGACGAAGAACGAATGATACATGACCAGATACTAAGCGCACGCATGGAAGTCGAGGCGCTTAGAAAAGAATCGGTAGCGCTTCAACTCAAACGCAACCGCGCTGATAAGTTTTTAGCTGATGCCGAACAAGCGGCCTTAGACTATATGACGGGCAACGGCATTATTGAAAGCGAAAACTTCCGCATCAAGAAAACGCAAGTGGTGGACGTGCTGGGTGATTACCCTGACGAATACGCACGCATTAAGCGCGAGCCGGATAAAAGGAAGATACTAGCCAATAAGCCGGAAGCGAATTGGTACACGATGAAAGAGAATATCCACTTGCAATTAGTAGGAGAGAAGTAATGTCGATACAAATTAGAAAAGCCTCACGCAAACGCGCCAAGCTGCGCCTTGGTATCAGCGCACCATCAGGAGCCGGGAAAACAATGGGCGCATTGTTACTCGCCTATGGCATCACGGGCGATTGGGATAAAGTCGGCATGATTGACACGGAAGAGGGTTCCGGTGAGCTGTATGTCGGTGTAGAGAAGCACGGCCTAGAAATTGGCGAGTTCCAATATATCCGAATCAGCAAAGACTTCTCGCCCGTGCATTATGTCGATGCCGTTAAGGCATTTGAGAATGCGGGCGTTGAAGTTATCATTATTGATAGCCTCACTCACGCATGGGCGGGCACCGAAGGTTTGCTCGATAAGCAGGGCAAAGTGGCGGCGAAGTCCGGGAATAGCTATACTGCATGGCGTGACGTGACCCCGCAACATAACGCGCTGGTCAATTCGATGCTGCAAAGCAAATGCCACATCATCGCCACGATGCGCAGCAAGGTTGAGTATGCTATGCAGGACGGTGACAACGGCAAGAAAAAGGTCGTCAAGCTTGGCATGGCACCGATTCAGCGTGAGGGCATGGAATACGAGTTCACGGCCTTTTTTGAGGTTGATTCCAATTCTATTGCATCCCCTAGCAAGGATAGAACGGATTTGTTCAGCACCCTTAACGCTGCAGGCACGCTTGAAAAGCGTAGCTTTGTTATTACCCCATCGATTGGCGAGGAATTGCTTGGCTGGCTGAATAAAGGTGGCGCGCCGGAGCCGTCCGACCTTGAGAAGATTCAAGCGTTACTCCCGCTGGTGACGCTAGACCCAGAAAATCCGCAGGATGCGTTTTTGCAAACTGCTGATTTGACCAGCCTATCAAATGAAAAGCTGGATAAAATTTTAACCTACTTGACGGAGAAAACGAATGGCTAACTATGGTTTTGAAGATACGAATGAAGTGAAATATGACGCACTTGGCTACCCGCTTGGCAAGTACAAAGTGTTCGTGAAGGATGAATATGATTCGCCTACCGGCATCATTATTGAGGCCGATATTCTAACGGGTGAGCATAAAGGCACGGTTGCAAAAGTGTATTACAACACACTGAGCGATAATGCCACCACGGCGAAAATTGCACAGATTGACCTGAAGCGCATCGCTGATGCAACAGGCAAGTCAGTCAATGCAATGTCGCCGCTCAAAGGGCGTAGCTTTGTGGTTGAAGTCGAGCCGCAAAAGAAGAACCCGCAATACACGAACGTCAAGGCGTATCTTCAAAAAGATGCGGCAGTTGATGCTGATGTGGAGAAGGCACCCTTCTAATGCTTCGTGAATATCAACAATCCGCTGTTGATGCAGTGCTGGCGTGGTTTGAATATAAGGCCACGCCAGCTATCGTCAATATGCCAACCGGGTCTGGAAAAAGTCACGTCATCGCTGCGCTTGTGAAAGCCTTTGCGGAACTAGGAAAGCGTGTCCTAGTTCTAGCACACCGCAAGGAATTGCTAGAACAGACATCGACAAAAATAGAAGTGCCGCACGGCATTTATGGCGCGTCGCTTGGTGAGAAAGATTTAGAGCAATTAATCACCGTCGCCCAGATTCAATCCATCTACCGGCAGGAATTGGAGCCGCTAGACGTTATCATCGTGGATGAATGCCACATGCTACCAAACTCCCGCGACCTTGGGCAATACTGGTCACTTATCAATAAGCACCCGCAAGCGTTTCTTGTCGGATTATCCGCCACGCCATATCGCATGAAAGGCGGGGTATTGGATTGGGGTAACGAAGTTTATAAGATTGGCTACGAGCCATTGCTGCAGGCTGGCTATCTATCGCCATTAAGCAACAAGCTGTGTGGCACTCCTGATTTGAGTAAGGTAGAGATTCGCGCTGGTGAGTATGTAGAAAACCAACTTGCACTTGTGATGGAAGACCCGGCGCTTATTGATGCAGCTTGTCGCGCCATTATCGCCTATAGTGATAATCGCCATAGCTGCCTGATTTTCTGTGTGTCGATTGCTCATGCGAATCTTATCACGCACACGTTAAATAATAGCGGAATACCGGCGCACCTCATAACTGGTGAAACGAACCAAGGAGAGCGCGAGAATATCATTGAGCAGTTCAAGGCTGAATATGGCGAGGTGCGCTATATCGTCAATGTGAACGTCTTGACTGTAGGATTTGATGCGCCGAACGTCGATATGATCGTTTGCCTGCGACCCACTAAGAGCAAGGCACTGTGGGAACAAATGATGGGTCGCGGAGTTCGTAAGGCGGATGGAAAAAAGAACTGCCTGCTAATTGAATTCCCGGAACCCGAGCGCCCGAAAGTAACGCACGAATATGATGCAAATATTGAAGGCCGAACGATTCACAGTGACATCATCACTTACGATGTGAAGTGGGTGAAGTACAAAAAGCACTTGAGCAAAAAAGGCAACGAGACTCTGATGGTGAGTTATGGTTGTGACCACGGACGTTATGGGAATGTCGCTGAATGGGTGATGAAGAATAAAATAAACTCTTTCTACAAAGAGCGAGGCAACACGTTAGGCCCAATTAATGAATATTCTTGGGATGATTTACTGTGGCACGCTGAATCGCTAAAGCAGCCCATAAGAATAACCGTGGATCATAAAGGCGATTTCCCGAAAGTATTGCGTTATGAGTGGGCGACAACAGAAATGAAAATAGAGGAGTATCTCGAAGATGACATCCCGTATTGAAGCTGCAATCCA